CGGAGGGCGCGAAGACTGATGGCGCTCTGCCGGAGCGCGTCAGCAGCGCCGAGCCTGACGAGCCGATCCCTCAGTACGAGCCAGCGCACACCGCTGACGACAATGTGGTGCAGGTTGCCGGTCTTCGTAAGCTGGCGATTGGTGGGGCGAAGGTCTATCAGGAAGGCGTGGCTGCGAGGAAGGCGGCGCAGGAAGCTGCCGATGTGCTTCCGACACCGACACCGCCAGGCACCACCGCTGCGCCACCGCAAGCAGCGCAGAAGCAGCTTGAGAACATCGAGCTGACCATCACCGAGACACCAGCGGCAGGCGCACCACCTGACACGCTGATGAACCTGAACCGCATCGATGGTCCTGCTGACTTCAAGCAGACGGTCGAGTCATTGGCCAGAACCAGCGGCATCGAACTCGAGCGCATGACGTTCGAGGAGATGGTCGGCAAGGCGGTCAAGAAGGGTGTCGATGGCAACATCATCGGCGAGCTGCAGGCGCTGAAGAAGCAATACGGTGAGCTGCCGGTCGATGTCGTGCGGCTGCGGCTGGCGAGCTACCAGAACACCCGCGAGTTCTACAGCCTGGCGCGGCGAGCGTACCTGAACCCTGACGATGTGGACCTGCAGGCGCAGCTGCTCTACAAGCTCAACCTGCAGAACGCGGTCAACGATGCGTATCTGTCTGCGCGAACGCGGGCAGCGCAGGCCACCGCAGCGGGGCGCATTCAACTGACCGAGGCGCGGGCGGCGGGGTTCCTCGACCAGGTCGGCGATGTGAAGATCCCGGCACCCAACAGCGCCGAGATCCAGCAGATGCTGGCCGATCCGAATGTCTCGCAGAACCTGAAGGTGTTCGTCGAGAAGTTCGTGCAGCTGGAAACCGAGGCAGCGCGAGAGGGGCTGATCAACAAGGTCGGCAAGGTCGGGCTGATCGCTGACCTGTGGGATCGCACCTGGAAGAACGGTCTGCTATCAGGCATCGGAACGCATGTCGTGAACCTCACCAGTTCGACGACCTTCCTGGCCAGCACGGTCGCAACGAGGGCGCTGGCTGGGGCGATCGGAACGGCGAAACGCTCGGTCGGAATGCAGGGCGAGGTCGAGCTAGGTGAAGCTGGTGCGCTGGTCGCCGGGATGGTTCATTCATTCCGCGAGGGGATGTCGCTGGCTGGCACCGCGCTGCGAACCGGGACGACCCGCGAGATGCGCGAGGGCGCTGGCGTGTTGTCGGATGCGGGCCAGAAGCTCGAGGGCCAGTACCACATCTTCGACGCTCGGAACTACGGCATCGAAACTGAGGGTCTGGTCAAGGGTATCAACGCTTACGCCAACTTTGTGACGCTGCTCGGCGGTCGCCCGATCATGGCAATGGACGAGTTGTTCAAAACGATGGCTTACCGTGCAGAGCTATATGCCCAAGCGTACCGGACGCAGCGGCAAGTGATTCGCAGCGCTGAGGATGCCGGTGTGCCGCGGGATCAGGCAGAGATGCTGGGCCTTCAGAAGATGGCAGAGATAATCTCTGATCCACCTGCTGAGATCGATGAGCTGGCGAAGGACTTTGGCCACATGGTCACGTTCTCGCGGCAGCTGACCGGCAGCGCGGCGAAGATTCAAGAGTTGGCGCAGGACAACCTGCTCGGTCGCATCACCCTCCCGTTCGTCAAGACTCCGGTGTGGGTTGCGTCTGAGGGGATGCAACATTCGGCATTCGCTCCGATGTCGAAGCAATGGCGACAGGACTTCGCTGCAGGCGGCGCAAAGCGCGAGCTGGCAATGGCGAAGTGGGGCATGGGGACGATGATCATGATGGGCGCTGGATCGCTTGTTGCTGACGGTCGCATGACCGGCGGCGGGCCAGGCGACCAGAACCTGCGGCGCGTCTATCTTGACAGCGGATGGCGACCGTATTCGTTCGTCTTCCAAAAAGAGGAGTGGGACGGAGAGTTCGTCGAATACCTGAAGACGATGGGGATTGATCCCAGCATCAGCAAGGACGGCAAACTGTACGTCCCGTTCCGCGGGATCGATCCGGTTGCGGGGCCGATGGCAATGATCGCAGATGCGGTCGAATATGCTCGGTATGAGGACGATCAGGATCTGGCAGGCGAGGTGCTGCTCGGTGCGGTGTGGGGTCTGTACGGTTATGTCGGGCAGTCACCGTTCCTGCAGGGTGTCAGCAGCATTGCTGGTGCATTTAGCGCGACGATCCCGAATCCGAAGCAGGCATTCAAGAACGCGCTCAATCAAGTCGCTGGCAGCGCAACGTCTTACGCGGTCGAGGGTTCGCCGGTCGGGATCTTCAGCAGCGCGAGGGCAACCATCGAGCGAGTTTACGATCCGGTCAGGCGCATGACTGCCGAGTCACCGCTGGTCCCGACTGGACTCAAAGGATTCTATGAGGCGCTCAATCGCTCGATCTCTCGGACTCCGGTGCTGAGTGAGACGCTGCCAGCCCAGCGCGACTATCTCGGCGAGATCATCACTGACATCGATCCAGCGAATCCCTGGCTGGCCGGGATGAGCGGCATTCGGTACAGCGCCACCAAGCAGCGGATGGCCGACAAGATTATGATCCAGCTGGGCATGTCGATTCAGAAGCCTGGCATGGATGTGACGGTTGGCGGGGTCAACGTCAAGCTCGAGGTGGACGAGTACGATTACCTGATGAAGCAGCTCGGGCGTGTGTCGATCACGACGATGAGCGGCGGGAAGCCGAAGGCGTTGAACATTCAGGATGCAATCGTTGAGGCGGCGAAAACACCTGGTTTCTACGATGACCCAAAGGATGTCCAGCAGAACAACATCCGGGCGGTGTATTCGCAGTTCACGGAGATGGCGCGAGGGGAGTTGTTCGCGCATCCGACATTCGGACCACGCATCGAGGCTCGGGCTGAAGCGGCGCAGCGGCGTCGAGCCAGGGTCGGCAACTACATCAAATGAGGTGAACGATGGCAATCCCAATTAACAACGTCACACGGCGTGTCGTCTACGCGGCGAGCGGCACGGGTCCGTATGCTTTCACGTTTGAGATTCTGGCGGCGACCGACATTGCGGTTTACCGTGACGACACGCTGCTGACGCTGACAACCGACTACACGGTGACGATCAACGCGAACGGCACCGGCTCGGTCACGCTGACAGCGACACCGACCGGGGCAACGCAGATCGCCATCGTCGGCAACCGCACGATCCAGCGACTGTCTGACTTCGTGACCGGCGGTGATTTTTTCGCCAACACCCTGAACGACGAACTCGACCAGCAGACGATCTTCGCGCAGCAGAATGCCGAGGGGCTGGGTAGGGCAATGCAAGCACCGCAGACTGATCCGACATCGATCAACATGACGCTGCCGCGGGCATCTGACCGGGCGAACAAGACGCTGAACTTTGACGCGAACGGCAATCCGGTTGCGGGCCTGGCTGTTGTGGCTAATGCTACCGCTGGAGTTGCAACATGGCTGGCGACGCCTTCATCAGCGAACCTAGCGGCTGCTGTCACGGACGAAACTGGCACGGGTGCGTTGGTGTTCGCAACCAACCCGACGCTAAGTGGTGCGACAGTCGCAGGCAACATCACGATCACCGGCACAGGGCGCAGAATCACTGGCGACTTCAGCAATGCGACGCTTGCCAGCCGGGTGATTTTTCAAACCACAACATCGAACGACGGTACATCTGTTGGCGCAATGCCAAATGGTACAGCCATAAATCAAACTAATTTTGCTGTATTCAACACAAATGATCCAGCCAACGCTTCAGTTGGTATTTTAGGAATTAACCCAACTGATGTGCGTATATCTGCAGATAAAGTCGGCACCGGCACCTACCTCCCGCTGACCTTCTACACCGGCGGCTCAGAGCGCGTTCGGGTGGATACGTCGGGGAATGTGGGGATTGGTACGAGTTCGCCGGGTGCAAAGCTACAAGTTGTCGGTATTGTTGCTTCTACAGGTTCCGGAACCAGCATTTTCGCGGCTGGAGAAGTTGGCACCTATACGCTTACTGGGATTACGTCTCCAAACTACGGTATTGCTTACGGCGTCTTAACGGGTCAAACTAATCCTGCGCTTACTGTTTCCGGTTTCGATGCTATTGCATTTGGAACCAATCAAGCCGAACGCATGCGCCTCAACTCCTCCGGCAACCTCGGGATTGGTACGGCTTCTCCGGGTTATTCGGCAACAAATAGGAAAGTATTAGCATTGAACGGCGGCTCTGGCGCAGGAGAGGGCGCGATATTAGCGTTCATGCAAGGAGGCACAAATAAAGGTTATCTGTTTAGTGCGCAAAACACCATAGAGTTATGGTCTGAATCTGGTGAAGTTGTTATTGGTAACAACGCTGCGGCCGCTGTTAAATTACTAACCAACAACACCGAACGGATGCGTATCGATGGTTCCGGCAACCTCGGGATTGGTACGAGTTCGCCGGGGGCAAAGTTAGATGTGGTTGGCTCGGGTGTTTTCAAAGTTGATGGGTCAGGATCCACAACACCGTTGATTTTGCGGAATAACAACACTGTTTCTACGCAGCTTGTAAAACTTGGTTTTGATAGTAACGGTGCCATTAAGGCGTCTATAAACGCGGCTGTTTACGGTGATGACTACATGACGTTTAACGTCGGAAGCGACACCGAACGCATGCGCCTCGACTCCTCCGGCAACCTCGGGATTGGGACGACGACTTCCTCAGGCAAGTTAACTGTTACAACATCCTCCGGTCAGGGAGGGCATTTTTCAACCAGTGGCGGGTCTGGGTTCCCAGTTGTAGCCAGTGTTAATTTTGCGTCTAGCACAGCAATCGCAGGAGTGCGTGTTGTTAAATATGACAACAACACAACAACATCACAAGTTTTTGTTCAGTTTGCGGTTAATCAAGACAGCTCAAATTGTGGACAAATTAACGCCAATGGAGCTAATACTGCTGCTTTTGGCACATACTCAGACGCTCGGTTAAAAGAACGCGTTATCGATCTGCCGTCCCAATTAGCCAACATATTGGCGCTTCGTCCTGTTGAGTTTGATTACATTCAATCCGAAGGCGGCGGGCACCAGATTGGATTCATTGCTCAAGAGATGGAGCAGATTTACCCGGACGTTGTTGGAGAACGGGCAGATGGTATGAAAACAATTACCGCATGGAGTAAAACAGAAGCGAGGCTTGTGAAAGCCATTCAAGAACAGCAAGCCATCATCGAAAGACTGACGCAGCGAATCGCTGCTCTTGAAAGCAAAGGAGCTTAATCATGGCATCAATCGTTTGGCAAATCGAGTGGATGAAAACCACCCCGACCTCGGCGAATCCTCCCGAGTGCGTGGTCACCGTAGGCTGGCTGGTCAATGGCACTCAAGTCCAAGACGGCAAGACTTGGTACGCTACCGCTTACGGCACTTGCGGATTCTCCGCTCCCGGTGATCCGTTCACGCCCTATGCGAATCTAACGCAGGATCAAGTGCTTGGCTGGGTGTGGGCGAGTGGCGTTGACAAGGCGTTGGTCGAGGCGAACATCCAGCGACAGTTTGACGAACAGATCAACCCGCCTGTCGTTGACCAGGCGTTGCCGTGGGCGTGATAGACATGGGCAACATCAACGAGTTCGAGGCAAAGCTGATGACGCATGAAGCAGTGTGTGCCGAGCGTTACGCTGGCATCAACGCACGATTGAAGAGGCTCGAGCAGATACTGATGGCGAGCGCTGGCACGATCATCGTGCTTCTCATCGGCTTGGTTGCAAAAGTCTAGCCATGCTTGATCCCGTCTCGCTGCTCGCCACCGCCACGGCGGTCTTCAACGGTCTGAAGGCCGCGGTCGAGGTCGGGCGCGAGGCCGAGGATGTGTTCTCGCAGCTGGGCAAGTGGGCTGGCGCGGTCGCTGATCTGCAGGAGTGGATGAGCACCGAAGAAGAGAACGCAAACAAGCCTCCTCCATTGTTTAAGAAACTGGTGTTCGCTAAATCAGCGACTGCTGAAGCATTCGATGCGTATGCTGCGAAGATCAAGATCCAGCAGATGGAGGAAGAGATCCGGCACATGTTCACGCTGGGCGAACTCTGGTGGCTGGGCAAAGAGGGATATAACGAGTTCATCCTGATGCGTCGCTCGATCAAAGAGAAGCGTGAGAAGCAGGTCTATGAGCAGATCCGCAGGCGCAAGAAGCTGATCAGGATGGTGACCGATTACGCTTTCATTGCAATGATCGTGTTCACCGGAGGGCTGATCCTCTGGCACATCATCGCATTCATCATCGAGCAAGCATCATGAGCAACGACGAGATTGAGGTGCGGGTGTGGGCAATTATCACGCTGTCGCTGACCGGCATTCTAGTTGTGTCGGTGCTGACAATTCTTGGTGGTGTTTTGTTTGTTGAACACGACATGGATCGCATGAGTCCGATCGACGAGGCTTTCTTGGCGATCCTGAAGGACATCATGCTGCTCTGCATCGGGGCCATCGGTGGTGTCGTCGGTCGCAAGTCCCTATCAACTGCGCTGGAGAAACGGAATGATCCCTCTCGGTCCACTACTTGAGGTCGGCGGCAAGATCCTCGAGCGGGTCTTGCCTGATCCCGAAGCCGCAGCAAAAGCAAAAGCTGAGCTTGCTCAACTGGAGCAAAATGGCGAGCTGGCGAAGATGGCAAACGAAACAAAGCTGTTTGAATTGAATGTCAAAAATACTGACTCAGCTCGACAGATGCAGATTGCTACACGCAGCCACATTCCTGCGATGCTTAGTATCGTTACAGTTCTTGGGTTTTTTGGTTTGCTTGTCGGCAGCGCGCTTGGTTATATGACGCTTACTGGATCTGATGTGATGATGCTTCTTCTTGGTGTTCTTGCAAGGGAAACGGCAAGTGTTTACAACTTTTGGCTAGGTTCTTCCAATAGTTCTCAACAAAAGGATTTGATGAAGAAGTGAAGCGATGCACGGTATGTATGATTGAAAAATCATTGTCAATGTTTAGTCCAGACAAACGGATCGCATCTGGTTTGCAAAGCAGATGCAAAAGTTGCTACGCTGAAATAATGCGCGATAGGCGTTCTCAAAATCCGGAGCGACATCGCGAAGCCGTTAAGAAAAGCACGGTCAAACATTACGATGCAAAATTAGAACGCAATCGCAAGTACAGATCAGAAAACCCTGAGAAAGTATTTCTTTGGAAAAGAGCTGATCGAACAAATAACAAAGCAAGAATACTGGCCGACAACGCAAATCGTCGAGCAATGATTCGTGGAGAAATTTCAAACGAAATATTAGCGATCTATTGTTTGCGAGATTTTTATTGTGAGATGTCTTTAGGTGAGCAATTTCATGTCGATCACATTGTTCCGTTGAGCAAGGGTGGGCTGCATTGTGTTGATAACCTTCAAGTAATCCCAGCGATTGACAATTTGCGGAAGGGTAACAAATGAGCTTTGAAGAATGCCTGAAGCATGTCCTGGCGCACGAGGGTGGATTCGTCGATCACCCGGCTGATCCCGGTGGGGCAACGAATCTCGGCTGCACGAAGGCGGTGTGGGAAGAATGGTGCGGTCACCCGGTCGATGTGCAAGCGATCAAAGATTTGACTCCCGATGATGTCGCACCGCTCTACCGCAAGAAATACTGGGATGCGGTGGCGGCAGACGCGATGCCTGCGGGTGTTGCCTATTGCGTCTTCGATACGGCGATCAACAGTGGGCCAGGTAGGGCGGCGAAGTTCCTGCAGGCTGTGGTCGGTGCCACGCAAGACGGAGCAATCGGGCCTCGGACCCTGGCCGCGGTCAATGAGATGGACCAGCAGGAACTCATCAACGCTTACTGCGACAAGCGGCTCGCGTTCCTGCAGGAGCTTAAGACCTGGGAGACATTCGGGCGGGGCTGGGCGCGGCGCGTCTTGGATGTCAGGCGCACCGCGCTTGCGATGATTACTTCTGGCTAGGGTCCAGGCTCGCACCGAGAATCTTCAGGCGGCGCTGGTGAGCAGCATTCAGAACTGCCTGCAGCACCGGGGCCAGCCTGTCGGTGACCTTCTCATTGGCCTCCTTCAGTTCGCGCAGCTTGGTCATGCGGGTGCGCGGCTCTGCTCGGCCAGCGGTAGCAGTCTTGTCTGCCAGTTGGTTGTAGGCAACGAGCCAATCCTCCAGACTGATGTGCATCGAGTGCGGCTCGGTCTTGCCGGGTACTCGCAGCGGGTATCCTTCCTGCTCGACTGCCTGTTGCAGCGCCTGATCGGGCGGCACACCTGACTCCTCGATGATCGCGGCACGTTCCTCAATTGCCTCAACCACCTCGGGGATCTCGATCACCTCGACGCCTGCAGCTGCGAACTCGGCGGTGATCTGCTCGAATGTCGCTGCCTCGCTAGGCTCGACCGTGTCGGCCAGCTGCTGTTCGATGACTGCCGGGGCGGTGATCGGCACACCGACCGGGGCGGCGATCCGATCCAGCGGGTTGCGCGGGGTGATGTCGCGCTCCCGCGGCGCTGCCTCTGCCGGATAATCCTGCGCTTCCTCTGCCGTGATGAGTCCTTTCAATACATCGGGGAACGCATCGCGCAGCGCGAAGCCTCGCGCTCTCATCTGCATCATGCGCTTGGGATACGCTTGCCAGGGACCGGCTTTGCCCCACAGACCAGCGCGTTTCGCATCCTCGACGCTGAACCGTGCGGTGACAGGGTTGCGACCGCGGCGCTTGGCCACACAAACGGCGACCGGGTTTGCAGTGCCTTCACCCTCGAAGAACTCCTGCACATCCTCGCAGACGGGGCTGGCCTGCACCAGCGCCATTGCCGCGTCACCGTAGACGCTGGGCTTGCCGTTGATCACGGCGATGTTCTGGAGCGCCTGCATCGGGGCCAGGCCGATCTCATATCCCCATTGCACACAGACCATGATGTCCTGCGGCTTGTTCTGATACGCCTTGGGGACCATGCTCGATTCGGCGAGCATACGGCTGAACTCGATAGCCTCGCTCATGGTGGCGGGCGCAAACCCGCGGTGGGTGGTGAGTGCTGTCATTTCGGTTGCTCCTGAAGGTGTTCTTTAATGTTTTCAATAACGGCCAGGCTGATCGCGGCGACCACCTCATACGCTCGCTCTTCCTCCAGGCCGGGGATGGCCGACTGCAGGGCCAGCACCGCTCGGTCATAGGCAAACAGAATCGGGTCATCTTCCATTGCTTTCCTCCTTGATCTGGATCTTCAGGTTTTCGAGTGCGAACCGCAGCTCGGTCATTGCAAGAATCAGCTGAGTGCGTCTCGATGATTTGGGCGGCAGCACCGCGAGCGACTCCTCGATTGCTCGCAGGGCGATTGCCAGAGTGTGTGCGCTGACTCTCATTTTGCCTCTTTCAAGGCGAGCGTTGACTGCCGGATGCTGTAGGCGGCTTTCGCCGGGGTGATCTTCTCGGGCTGCGCCTTGTAGTGACGCATCGGCCAGCGCACGATTGTCGATCCGAGCCTGCCTTCTGTTGCCGTGCCAAGCAGCAGCTTCAGGTCCGTCTCTGCCTTGGTCTTGCGAGCCTGCGCATCCTCGATGTCTGCGGCGGCTTTCTGCATGTCGTCGATCAGCACGGCAGCGTGAGCAGGCAGGTCGATCTGCGTGTCTTCCGCGACCGGGAAGATGCGCTCCGTGTCGCCAGCCTGGTCAGCCGGGTACCAATCAATCGCTCCGGTGTCCCGCCAGAACTGGATGCGGCGGTCGAAGTCATAGACCGCATTGCTGATCGCAGCCAGCGACTCGGGGTGCGGCGCGAACAGAAAGATCCGCAATTCGATTCCCTGATAGAGAACGCACACCGCCCCCCATTTCGCACCGATGATGTCCATCTGCGCCTGCAGCTGGAGAGGGCCGCGGTCGAGCGCCGGGACATCCTCTGGCCATGAGCTGGTGAGCTTGGCCTCGAGGACACCGATGCCGTCGAGGGCGATGCTGTCCTGACCGACGACGATGATGCCGCTCGCCGGATCAGACACCAGGCGCTGTCCACCACCGTCTGCGGTCCCGTCCAGGCTGCAGGCCAGCGGCAGATCAGGGTGGAACCGGGCCTCGGGGTGATCGAGCTGCAGATCACGCAGCTGCAGGCGGCGGGCAGCTTCAGCGAGAATCGTCGGCTCGAGGGTGTTGCCCCAGTCTGCAGCCTCCGATCCCTTCCAGGGTTCTTCGATGCCCTGGTGGGCGGCAATCACCGCCTGCAGGGTGTCGTTGCGGCTGGCGTACTTGCTCATCCCAAGCAGCGCCGGGATGCGTGACGCTGACATCATCGTGTTGGGTGTTACCTTTCCGACCATTACTGTTCTCCTGTGACTTTGTACGAACGCACAACCCTGCCGTGCGACTCGCGGTGAAAGGCGACCACATAACCGGCAGGCCGCAGGACTCGGGTGCGAAACACCGCACCGTAGAGCGAGGGGTGCGCTCCCTCTGGCAGCGGGCAGCGGGGCCGAATGTCATTGATCGACACGCTGCCGAAGTCCAGCGCGACCTTCACGGCGACATCGCGGGCCTGCAGCACCCATTCCCGATGCCGCTCCTCATGCGCGTCAAGCGCCTGCTCTTTCAGTTCCTGTGCTTCAGTTGTCATCTTCGTCCTCCTCGAATTCACTGGTGTGGCTGTGGCGCAGCTTGCGCCAGAGTTCGTAATTGATCCGCATTGCTCGGCGCTGGCTTGAGTCCCAGCCACCTACGCCCCTCGCACTGGGATCGTAGATCGTTTCGAGCAAGCGCTTGCGGAAATTCCCAACATCGATGTCGAGCCATTCGAGGTAAACATCGACGCCGGTCGATTCTTCGTCAAACAAAAAGCGCGCAGCGGTGAACGAATGACCGCTGATGGTCATCTCACGTTCGCCAGGTTTCCGGCTGCGGTCCCAGCGCTGGTCCCTTCCTGCAGCTAAATCGCGCAGTGCGGTCGCCACGACCGAGGCAAGCAGCTTCTGGCATTGCCTTGTCTGAAAGGCATCGTCAAGCATCACGCGATCCATAACATGACTCCAATCGTTCCAACCCACAACAGCAGCTGGATGACGCTGCCGATGACTTGCGATGCGGTCAGCCTCTGTCGTTTGTCCAGCAGCTTCGCTTGCCAGAAAATCTCCTCGGAGGTGAAGTCCCGCCGAAGCGGGCGCTGGTAGGCCGACCCGATGGCGACCTTGCAGAGCGGTTTGTCGTTCATGCTGCGATCTCCTCTTGGTTGAGACGGTTGATCAGGTTGCTGACCTGCTGCGCTGACCATGCCAGGCCACCGCGGGCGGTCTTGACGCTGCGGGCCTGCAACTGGGCTGCGATGTCACGCAGGGTGACAGCACCGGCTGCGCGGATCTCGGCGATGACCGGGGCCAGCGTAGCAGCATAGCGCTGGGCGGCGTCAGAAACGGCTGCAGCGCCTTTCTCGGGGCTGGGCGACCCCAACACCACACCGCGGGCTTTGGCGGCTTGTAGGGCCGCGCTGGTGCGCTCCCCGATCTTGCGGGCTTCCCACTCGCCGAATACGGCGCTCATCTGCAGCCATGTCCGATCAGCCTCGGGCATGTCGGCGCAGCGGAACGCCACACCGGACTCCAGCAGGCCGGAGATGAAGTGCACATTGCGAGCCAAGCGGTCGAGCTTGGCGATGATCAGCGTGGCCTTCGCCTTACGCGCTGCAGCGAGTGCAGCGATCAGCTGAGGGCGGTCGGTCTTGCGACCGGACTCGACCTCGGTGTACTCGGCCAGCAGCGGCGCTCCGGCGATGTGCGACAGAACTGCTGAACGCTGGGCTTCGAGGCCAAGGCCAGACTTTCCCTGGCGGTCGGTGCTGACGCGGTAGTACGCGATGAAGGTCATGTCGTCTGCTCCTGTTGTGTGTTGCGATATCGTTGTGACATCGCATGGACTGAACTATGCCAGCGAATCGAAGGTCTGTGTTGGAATATTTTTTTATCGTCAACGCTGACCCGATAGGCAAAATCTAATCCTCCTCTGAGCAGCAGGTGCTGGTGGTGTGCTGGACATCTGATACCGCGCCGATATCATGATCGCATGAAGACACCATTGAAGCCAATACTGATCCGGCTGCGACCGGATGCCAGGGCGCTGCTCGACCGTGCTGCAGATCAGCAGCGGCAAAGCAGGGCCAGCATCATCGAGGGGCTGATCCACGCTCACCTGGTGCAGACCGGGGATGTGCAGGTCAGGCTGCAGCGCTTGCTGGGGCCGCGGCGATGAGCGATATCGTGAGAGTCCGCAACATGCAGGTCGGCGACTGGTTCGAGCTGTCGCGCACCGGCGAGGTCTACGAGTACCACCACCGCGATCTGGAGACGCCTGGCGGGACTCGCCATTGGGTTCGCAAGCAGGGCCAAGCAAAGCTGACGACGCTGCACCACAGCTGTCATGTCCGGGTGCTGCAGCGGGCAGCGTGGCGCGAATGAGCCTGTCGCTCTACTGGTGGCTCGACGGCGATGCTGTCGGCAAGGGCAGGCCGCGAGTGTCAACGATTGGCGGCAGGCCGCGCCTGTACACCCCAGCCAAGACCGCGGCATGGGAGCGCCAGGTCGCTGATGCGTGTCAGGGTGCTATGGGTTCGCTGGCCCCGACTGAGAGCGCCTGGGCGGTGCGGATCGACATCAGTTGCCGGGTGCCTGCCAGCTGGCCCAGGAAGCGCCGGGAAGCAGCGCTGCAGGGTGTGGAGATACCGGGCAAGCCTGATCTGGACAACGTCGCCAAGGCGGTGCTGGACGCTTGCAACGGGGTCGCGTATGTCGACGACAAGCAGGTGATCAAGCTGACTGTCAGCAAGCGCTACGGGGCAGCGCCGGGGATTGAAGTACACATGCACGAGGTGAATGACTGATGGATGGGACGAGACATTGCAGCCACTGCCAGCAGCGCAGCAGGGTCGAGGGTGGCGACTGGAAGATCAGCAATCATGGACGGAACAGACGATGGCAGTGTGGGTCTTGCATGTCACGCCTGCGGGCAGCAACACAGCAACGCGAAGCTGATGCAGCTGCCAGACGGGACGCTGGTGGGGTTGCAGAGTGAAGCATGGCGGCATCACTGCGAGGTGCAATGGGCGCTGCGTCTGCCGGATCGAGTCGGGCCGCGCAGCAAGCGATGGACGAAGGCGATGTACATCAACGAGGTCCGGGCCAAGCGCGGCGATGCAGCTGCTGACAGGCTCAGGATGGATCTGATCAAGGCATGGAGGGCGATGAATGAAGCACACGGAACTGATCATCTGGCACCCGGCAGGCGATCACCCCGAGCGCGATGAGACGGTGCTGGTGACTCTGGACGATGACCGGCAGCGCTGGTGCTGGGTTGCAGTCTGGGATGGCCAGCAGTACCGTGATGCCTGCGGGATGCAACCCTACAGGCCAGGACTGGTGCGGTGCTGGGCGGCGATGCCTCGAGGACCGTTGTGACCGATGGACCGCCAAAGATCAGGCTTGCCAAGCGACCAGCAAAGCGAAGCATCCGGGCAGCGCAGACAAACCCGCGGGAAGCATTCGCGGTCATCCCGGCTGCGGTCGCCTACGACCCGGCAATCAGGCCAGCAGCGATCCGAGTCCTCATCGCAATGGCGCATCACTCGAGCGTCAACGGCATCACAAAGGTCAGTCAGCAGCGCATCGCCAACGCACTCGGAGTCCAGCGACCAGCAGTCAGCAGACAGATCAAGACACTCGCCGAACACCTCTACATCGCCAGACTCGCCGACCCCAAGCGAGGCAAGCGCGGCATCACCTGGCGCATCGTCTACGACCAGGACGCAGCAGCAGAGTACCGGCAACACCTCGCTCAACGCATCACAGGGAAGGTAACGAATATGAACGTAGATAAAAGAAAAGAAAGAGAGAAAGAAAGAAAAATAAATAAAAAGAAAGAAAGTTCGACGATCGACGAAAGGCTGCGAACGGCGGTGATCGAGCGATACGCTGCCGAAGGGTTGCCGCAACCATCTGAGGCGCTGATCGCTGAATCGGTCGCCGACCTGATGCGGCAATGCCCCGAGATCGCGTCAGAATCGCCTACAGCGCACGATCAGGTGCCGGGTAAGGGCGACATAGCCTGATGTGCTTCCAGCGCGTTGTAGAGCCTCTAATCGATCCGTGTCAAAACCCAATCGGACGTTTGGTTTTGGACAGGGGGGGTGCAGCGTGTCCAGCACCAGGCAGCAGCGAAGCTGCGATGCGCTCGAGAGGCGGGGGCCAGGCGGCGAGAGGGCGGCGGCGAGGAAGGCGACCCCTTGCCCCCCCGGTCGCCCGGTAGCGTGTGGGGGACTCCCAAAAATTTTCCTGTGTTTTTTCTTAAAGGAGTGAGTGATGTCGTATGAGATGAGAGAGGGTCAGGGATCGTTGTTTGCGAATGATCGGAAGAGTGAGGAGTGGCATCCTGAGTTTCGTGGGAAGGTGATGTTGCCTGGAGGTGTGGTGCATTGGGTTGATGTGAAGGAGCGTGTTGGTGCGAAGGGTCGGTGGTTATCGTTGAGGATCGGGAGGGAGGTTGGACCTGGTGCGGTGAGTCGGCATGAGGTTGAGAAGTCGAACGGGTATCAGAGGTCTGGTGGTGATGATGACATTCCGTTTTGAGGGGTAAGAGATGGCGACGAGGGGTCCGAGTGAGCTGGGTGGGTGGAGCGGGGTAGCGTCGATTCAGCGGAAGCTGGAGCGGTCGGTG